ACGGCGTCAAAAAAAATCCACCGGAAGTTGAAAATAGTGGCGTTCGTCTGTACTTGCTGCAGCCGCACCCGACTTCGATTTAAGTCAGGTCCGCCGCCAATGTTCTGCCGTGCGTGTCGCCCCGGTGGATCTTGTGAGGTACTTGATAGGAAAAAACAGAAATGTAAAAACTGTGCAAATGAGTTTAGTGGCAACAAGGCAAAATACTGTTCAAAGAAATGCCGGGAGCAGTGGCACCACAACAGCGGATTGATTCCGCCACGACGATGCAAAACATGCAACACCGTCTTTCATCATCGGACAGAAAAAACATTTTGCGGCGACGAATGCAGGACACGAGCATGGTCCCGCACATGCAAGGATTGTGGAGTTCATTTCACGCAGAAAAAGAACTGTTCCGGAAAATGCAAGGCATGCCGCAAGCGTGATAGAAACAGATCGTCGTCAGTCAGGTTGCGTGTTCGTCGCGGAAAGGTCGTTACGGCTGTAGCTAAAATATCAGTACGTGACTGCTGGGAGCGTGATGGTGGTAAATGTCAAATTTGCATGAAAAGAATCGACTTGGCGGTGAAGTGGCCGCACAAAAACAGCATGTCTGTAGATCATATTGTTCCTCTGTCGAAGGGCGGAACTGATGAGGCCGTAAATGTTAGGGCAGCTCACCTTGGATGCAATTCAAGAAGAGGCAACAAACAGGGCGCTCAGAAAAGGTTATTCGGATGAGAGGCGGAACTGGAAAGCCAGATATTGTGAAGATCGCACAAGGCACTCTTCGCAAGTGCAGGCAGAAGAAAAACGCGCCGAAGGCCACTGGGAAAAAACCCAAATGCCCGTTTAATATCACTAGCATCGCCGGGCGTAAGTGGAAGGAAATAACAGAGGGACTTGAAAGACTCGGGCTAATCGACGGAATTGACGCAACACATATTGAGGGGCTCTGCACTCAGTACCAGATAGCCAGAGATGCCGACATTGTTGTAAGGAAAGAGGGAATTATTATTGATGGCGCAATGGGTGGCCGGGTGAAGAATCCAGCCTGCTCGGTGTCTGACGCGGCCTGGGGTAAGGTTCGTGCCTACTGTAACGATCTGGGGCTCAATCACATGTCTCGCCAGCGAATGGAATCAACGGCGACAGAAACAGAAAGCGACATCGAATCGAAGTATCTAGCATGAGCGAATTCTATTTCGATCAAGATGCAGCAGATCGCGCGGTGCAATTCTTCCCGGAATGCCTCGTGCATGTCAAAGGAGAAAAAGCGGGACAGCCATTTCATTTACATTCATCACACGCAAAAATCGTCTCAGACCTTTTTGGATGGAAGCGATCAAACGGGACGAGAAGATATAGAAAGGCGTACATAGAAATCCCGCGAAAGAATGCAAAAAGCACGCTAGCTGCCGGTATAGCAATTTACCTTTTATTGTGTGACCACGAAAAAGGCGGGGAGGTTTACTCAGCAGCGTCTACTCGCGATCAAGCCAGTCTGGTGTTCAATATGGCTGCAAGTATGTTGCGGCATTCGAAGACACTGAGCAAACATGTCAGTATTCGAGACAGTGTTAAACGAATTCTGCACAAGAAATCAGATAGTTTTTACCGTGCCATTTCAGCAGATGCCGAAGGCGCTCATGGGTTCAACGCGAATGGAATCATTTTTGATGAGGTGCACACTCAACCGAATCGTGATCTTTGGGAAGTATTAGACACTTCGACAGGAGCAAGAGCACAACCGCTTACATTCGCGATTACAACGGCCGGGCATGACAAGGCATCGATTTGCTGGGAGTTGCATCAGTACGCGAAAGCAATCATCGGCGGAGAAATTATAGACGATAGTTTTTATGCGGTGATTTATGGGGCTGACTATGACGACGACTGGCAATCAGAAAGCACATGGTTCAAGGCGAATCCATTGCTGGGTGAAGCGGTATCGTTAGATTACATTCGTGAGCAGTGCAAACGAGCGCAGGAGCAGCCAGCATTTCAAAACAGTTTCCGCCGCCTGCATTTGAATCAGTGGACCGAACAAGAAAGCAGACTGATTCCGATGCAGCAGTGGGACAAATGCGAGTCTGAATTGAATCTGAAAGACTTCGACGGGCGAGTGTGCTTCGGTGGCCTCGACTTGTCATCGACTCGCGACGTGACAGCGTTCGTTTTGTTGTTCCCTCGGGCCGATGGTGTGGATGTGTTTCCGTGGTTCTGGATTCCAGAAGACAACATCAGCAAACGAGCGGCGCAGGATCAGCGAGTGATTCGGTCATTTGCGGAAGCAGGGTTTATTGAGGTCACGGAAGGAAACGAAGTCGATGTGATGCGAGTTGCGGAAAGAATCACTGAGATCGCTGCTCCATTTGATTTGAGGCGAATTGGATTCGACCCGTGGAACGCAGCTGGGCCAACGCAGAGAATGAAAGAGTTGGGACTGCCGGAAGACGTGTTGGTTAAGATGCCACAAGGAACGGCAACGTACAATGAGCCGATCAAACAACTGCTTTCAATGCTGGGCTCACAGCGTTTTCATCATGACGGCAACAAGGTTTTAAGGTGGATGGCATCAAACGCGGCAGGAATGGAGGACAGCAATGGAAATCTGAAGTTTCACAAGGGCAAGTCAGGCGACAAAATCGATGGAATGACTGCACTAGGAATGGCTTTGGCGTTGTATATTTCAGAAAATCCAGAGGGTTCTGCATATAAGAAAAGCGGATCCGGCGTAATTTTATTCTGAGGTGGCTATGGAATACGGTGTTACTCAATTCGTAGTCAACGCTACGCCGGTCGGTCGCAACGAAGATCGAATGTGGAATCCTATGCCGTTCACAAACGGCGGCCAGTCGTCTGCTGGCGTGAAGGTTACACAGCGATCGGTGCTCGGGTATCCTCCTCTTTGGCGAGCCATTAACCTGATTAGTTCGAGCGTAGCGGGGCTGCCCTGTGATGTCTTTCGTCGTCAACGCGACGGCGGGAAAAAAGTGGACATGCGGCATCCGCTGCAGTATCTACTGGAAAAAAAGTCAAATCGATGGATTCACGCCTACACGTTCCGGCGAGCCATGACGGCCGTCGCTGCCCTGCATGGGAATTCATTTGCAGCAATTGACCGCATCGACGGGCGTCCTGCTGGCTTCATCATGTGGGACACGCAGAACACGCTGGTAAAGGTCGACAACGGGCGGTTGTGGTATGTGACTTACATCAACGGCAAGCCGGTTCGAGTTCCCGCGGAAGACATGCTTCACATTCGCGGATTTGGCGGTGATGGCGTCATGGGATGGCCGATTCTGGAACTAATGAAGGACGCTCTCGGCGCAGGCATGGCGGCTCAGCAGTTTGCGGGCCGATACTTTGCCAACGGATCGAACATGAGCGGCCTGCTGATGGTGCCAGGCTCATTTAACGAGGAAAAGATTCGCAACACCATGCAAGCGTGGAACAGTATGCAGCAGGGGTTATCAAATTCACACAAAGTCGCATTGCTTCAGGACGGTGTGAAGTTCCAACAAATGACGATCCCAAACGATGCTGCTCAGTTTCTGCAGACACGCGAATTTGAAACGCGACAAACCGTGAGCAACATCACCGGTGTCCCTCCGCACATGCTCGGAGATTCCACACGCACTAGCCACAACAGCCTAGAAGCGGAAGGGCAGAGTTATCTGGATTACACACTGCAACCTTGGCTGCAGACTTGGGAGGCAGAGCTGGAAGACAAGGGGCTGACAGAAAAAGAAAAGGAAAAGGATTCGCACGTCGTCGAGTTCAATCGCGAGGCACTGATTCAGATGACCTTCGAATCTAAGGTGAATGGTATTTATCGGCAGATTGAATCAGGCGTGATGACACGCAATGAAGGACGGGCACGGCTCAACATGCCATCGATCGGGCCGGAAGGAGATGAATTCTATCACCCTGCGAATTGGGTTGTCGCTGGTGAGGAACCGGAACCAGCAACAGGAGCACAGCCTATGAAGGAAACGCCGGGTGAAGACGACAACACGGAAAACCTGCTGCGGGCGATGGTGACAAGTAGCGTGACAGAAGCCCTGAAGATTGAGCGCGATCGTGTTGTTCAGCGTGCAGGGATGCAGGCGGCAAACTTTATGGTGGCAGTTGATGAGTTTTACGCGACATGGACCGACCGAACAGTGTCAGCACTGACCAATTCTGACGCTCGATTGGCAATCATCAGCCACGCTGAAGAGTCGAAGCGACTGCTCAGCGACGTTCATAGCTGTTCCACAACATCGAGCCTCAAGGCAAATGTGTCTGATGTGGTTGCGTCGTGGGATTCGCGAGCTGACAATCTGGTGCAAAACCTTATGAAAGCGGTGCAAAAATGAAGCATAAAATTACACTTTCGCTGCCAAAACGCATCGAAAACGCAGTAAAAGACGAGAATTTCCGCGTTTTTTTCAACGATTCCAGCGAGGAACTGGAGGTGTTTCTCTATGGCGTTGTTGGTGACGAATATACCGAATCAGACGCGGGAAGCATTTCACGAATTCTCGCTGCCAATCGAAACAGACCGGTAACCATGCGAATCAACTCCGGAGGCGGGTTGGCGTTTGACGGGCTTGCTATTTACAACGCTCTTGCCGATCATAAAGGACCGACTACAGCAATCATTGAAAGCCTTGCTGCATCGGCAGCCAGTCTCGCGGCAATCGGAGCCGACAAGGTAAAGATGTACAGCAACGCGACGTATATGATTCATGAAGGTATCGGTTTTGCTTACGGCCACATTGCTGAAATTAAAGAAACGCTCGAATGGCTGGAGTCATTCAACGCGGCGGCGGTGACGACTTACGCTGAACGGACTGGAAAGCCAGAGAAGGAGATTGCCGCTGCGTTGCTCGGAGCGAATGGCGACGGCACAAAGTACAATGCAACACAGGCTTTGGAAATGGGATTCGTGGACGAGATCATCACGGCCGGCAGCGGTAAGAAGTCGAAGGCAAAGAACGAGACGGCAGTGGTGCAGGCCATGCTCAACTATCGAATTGCAAAATCAGGATTGACAAACCGCCGCTAAGCTGTTTACTGTCCACACATCAAGCCGTGGTAGCGTCAAGTGATGCGAATCCGGCACCTGCGATCTGAAGTGATAAGTTTCACGCCAGTCGTTTGCAGTTTTTCGATTTACGAAACACTGCCAGCGGTTGGCGTTTTTCGTTGACCCTGGCGAAACAGGAATCAACGAAATGACACTCAAGGAATTGCAGGCAAAGCGTCAATCCCTGCTGGATGACGCTCAGAAGATCATCGACGCTGCTGGCGATCAGATGATGTCCGACGAAGACGCAGCAAAAGTGAAGGCTTCAATGGATGAAGTCGACACGGTGTCAGCGTCAATCGACGAACTCGCCAAAAAGGCGAATGAGCAGACTGAGTTGCGAAACAAACTGCACGCTGCCAAGAGCAAGCCGGATAACCCAACGATCCGAGCCATGTTCAGTCAGTTTGGTGGCACAATGGCACCTTCGCTGCCGCATGTCGGCAATGGCGTCTCTCAGCTTCCGCGCAATGTGAAGCGATCTGCCGTCAAGAACTTCAAAGGCGAAGTTGATGGCATGGAAGCTCAGGTGCGAGCGTACCGATTCGGCATGTGGGCGATGGCCACTCTGTCGGAGCAGTCGGGCGGCCGGTTCCGCAATCAGCAGGCAGTGAGCTACTGTCTTGAAAACGGGCTGATCACCAACGCGGCACACGGCGAAGGTGGATCAGACGGGACTGGTTCACACATTTTCGTACCAGACGAATTTGGAACCGACTTGATTCTGTTGCGTGAACAGTACGGCGTGGCTCGCCGGCTGCTCAACATCGTGCCGATGTCCTCGGACACGAAGACCGAGCCGCGCCAGTTGTCAGGACTGACTGCATACTTTGTTGGCGAAAACTCAGCCGGCACCGAATCGACCATGAGCTTTGATGATGTCACCTTGGTGGCTCGCAAGCTGATGGTTCTGGCTCGCCTGTCGAACGAACTGAATGCCGATGCTGCAATCAGCTTTGGTGACAAGCTAGTCGGTGAAATCGCTTACGCCTTCGCCAATAAGGAAGACGAGTGTGTGTTTAACGGCACTGGGACCAGCACTTATGGTCACATCACCGGCATTCGCACACGGCTGGATGAACTGACTGCTGGCACGGCTCCGGGGCTCACTCTCGGAGCAGGTAACGCCTATGCTGAACTGACGCTCGCCAACTTCCAGAGCGTTGTGGGTTCGCTTCCGCAGTACGCAGACCGTCCGGGTGCTGGTTGGGTGTGTCACAAGACGTTCGCTCACACAGTCATGCAGCGGTTGGCATTGGCGGCCGGTGGCTCAACGGCAACGGAAATCATCAACGGCATCCCAACGCTGATGTTCCTTGGCTACCCAGTCACAATCAGTCAGGTGTTTCCGTCCGTGGAAGCAAACAGTCAGATCCCGGTCATCTTTGGAGACTTGTCACTCGGAGCTATGTTCGGCAACCGTGGACAGGAAACAATCGCATTTTCGACCGAGGCTACTGTCGGTGGTGAGTCTATGTGGGAGCGTGACCAGATTGGCGTCCGTGGCACGGAGCGTTTCGACGCTGTCGTGCATGACTACGGTAGCAACTCAACAGCCGGCCCGATTGTTGGTCTGGAAATGGCCGGCAGCTAATCGGCTAACGGCAGCCTGACTGCGGAGGGCTCGGCGTGAGTCCTCCGCGTTTCTGAAAAAAACGATCCCAAAGGGGAAACAATATGATTCGAGAACGATTAGTAAATGACTCGCTGCTTATCTCTCCACGATCGCAAACGAACACGCAAACGAATACAGCGAACCTCGACACGAAGGGGGCAAGCTATGCCACAATTCGAGTCGCTTTTGCCAGTGAGTTAAACACAAACGCCGTTGGCCCAACGCTGGTTCTGTCGCACTCAGACGACACAGTCGTTACTAACTTTGCGACGCTTGACACACAGACAGGCGTCGACCTGACTGCCGCGCGTGAGGTGCATTACGGCGTGGACCTGCGAGGCAAAAAGCGATACCTGCGACTTGCCGTAACCACCGCAACGGCGACGAACGACAATGTCACGTTTGCCGCAGTGGCAACACTCAGCGACCTGGAAAATTCTCCAAATGGAACGACCAGTGTTGCTGACACGACAGTCTTCGTCTGATGAGCGAAAACACGATCAATTACGAGGCTGTCGCACCTTGGATGCAGGGGAAAGCCTTCAACGTCTACACGCAATTTGGTGAAGATGGATTGATCGCGTTTGCACTCGACAAAATTGGACCGACAAACCGTCACTGCTTTGAAATTGGAGCAGCTGACGGTCGGTTCTTTTCCAACACATTACGACTTCGCGAACTTGGCTGGTATGCGGTGCTGATTGAGGCCGACCAGCGGCACTTCGACAAACTGCAGGCGCAATTCGGGCAGCAGTCAACGTGCATTTTTGGAACGTGCGGTGACCTGGATGACATGCTCATTCGAACCACAATCAACCGCACGCCTGACCTCGGAATTATCGACATTGACGGACAGGACTACTGGCTTTGGCACGACATGGTTGAAATCAGGCCGCGAGTCATGCTCGTGGAAATCAGCACGCAGGGCCGATCAATGCCAGTTCCTTTGCGTGGCGAACCATACCCGGCACAGGCGGGACTCGAACAAATAACGCAGCTCGGAAGTTCAAAAGGCTACACGCTCGTCGCAACGACTCACTGCAACGCTCTTTTTATTGAAAACACATGTCTCTGAAACTGAACATCGGTGCTGGCTCAACTGTGATTCCCGGATTCACCCCGATTGACCGCAAGTTCGGTTCGGAGGCGTTTCCGCTGCAGTACGCAAACAATTCCGTTGATGAAATCCGAGCGTCCCACATTCTTGAGCACTTCAGCTTTGCGGACGCCCAAGAAGCCCTAAAGGAATGGACGCGAGTTCTGAAGCCCGGCGGACGTATTCGGCTGGCGGTCCCAGACATTGAGGCGAAGGAAAAGGCAGATCCGGACGAGTGGCCATTTATTATTATGGGCGGACAAACTGACGACAACGACTTTCATAAATCAGCATGGAACGAAACACGCCTACGGGCTCACATGGAGCACTTCGGACTGCAAAGCGTCAAGCGATGGGAATCGCCAAACACAGACACGGCGGCTCATCCATGCTCACTGAATTTAGAGGGCGTGAAGCCAGCGGCAGCCGCCAAGAAAGCATTGACCGTAAAAGTCGGTGCGTATTTGACTCTTCCGCGTTACGAAGCGGTCGCAGCCAGAACGATTATTGAGCAAGCTTTGAAGCCACATAAGATTGACCTCACGACAACGCAAGGCGTGTTCTGGGGCCAGTGTATGCAACGCATGTTTCAAGACGCTGTCGACAAAAACATCGACTGGATTCTGTCACTGGATTCAGACAGCCTTTTTAATCAAAAGCATATTTCCGATTTGTTCGAGCTGTTTGCGGCGAATCCACAGATCGACGCTTTGGCAGCTTTGCAGTGTCGACGCGGCGGAAAGTATCCGCTGATGACGACTGGCACCGGCGTGCAGGATGAACACGTACAAGTCGACGGCCGTCCAATTAAAGCGACCACGGCTCATTTTGGCCTGACGCTTATTCGCGTTAATGCGTTGCGAGAAGTCAAGAAGCCGTGGTTCTGGTCGCAGCACGACGAAAGCGGGAACTGGTCGGACAACAAGCTTGATGATGATATTTGGTTCTGGCATCAGTGGCGACTAGCGGGAAAGACGATTTACGTGGCTCCTTCAGTGTCGATCGGGCATCTAGAAGAAACGGTGGCTATGTTCGATGCAGATCTGCAACCGAAGCACATTTACGTGCATGAATGGCGAAAGGAAAACGGGCTGTGATTGTTTTACTCAAACCGTGGAACGGGCTGCCAGTCGGCTTTGTGAACACGGTAATCGGACGGGGGCCAGCGGCGGAACTGGTCAGACGCGGAATTGCTCGATGGTCAAATGAATTTGAAAACGAGGACGCGAAATGCACCCAAGCCCAACCTTTAAAACGACAACGGGGCCGACCATCGAGCCCCTCACGCTCGACGAACTGAAAACACGTCTCCGCATCACAACGTGTCATTTCGACACGGAGCTGCAAGACCTACTGAAGTCCGCACGCACGACTCTGGAAAGTGAATGCTATCGACGGCTGATTACTCAGACGGTGGAAATGCACATTCAGGACTTCCCTAGCACTTATGGTGACATCGAGATTCGGCTGGCTCCAATCCAGTCTATCACGCATATCAAGTATTACGATCAAGACGACACACTGACGACTTTTGACTCAGCAAAGTATTACGCGGATTTGACAAGCGTGCCTCCCAGAATCGTATTGAAGGAATCACAGAGCTGGCCCATTACACAGGAGGAGCGGCCAAACAAAGTCGTTATCACGATGCAGGCTGGATACGGGGCAACGGCAGCCAGTGTTCCTCCCGCGGTAAGACTGGCAATCGTGGAATATTGCCGAACGCATCGCGATGGCTGCGAGGGATCGAATGCACGTTACAAGGCGATGGTTTCTGAACTGCAATGGACGGCGTTTCATAAGGTGTGGGCATGAAACACGACTGCCGAACACGCGACAAACTTGTTCGCATTGAAAAACTGATCGGGCAAACGGCAGACGCTCACGGTCAGATCGATCAGACAACCAATGCGAATTGGGGGCAACACTGCTCAGCCTGGTGTTCAGTGGTCAGTAAAGGCGGCCGGGAGTTTTGGAAGGTGCAGCAAACAAATGCAGATGTCTCGCATGTTTGGAAAGCGGACTGGACGCCGGAATTAGCTGACGCATTACCTGCCATGCGGCTAATTCACGAGGGCAACACATACGAGATCCTGAGCGTGATTGACATCGATTTGAATCACAGGGAAATCGAGATTCAGACAAAGCGAGCGGTGTGATGTCGGCTGTCTCTGGAATACCGGAACTGGAACAAGCATTCAAAGAGTTGCGGAAGGGCGTTGCAAATCGGATCGCTCGGCCGGGACTTGCAAAGGCTGGAAGGCTGGCCGTTAAGAAGATCAAGGCAGAAATTCCGAGTCGATACAAGGGCGTTCGAAAATCGATCAAGTCACGGTCCATTAAAACGAAATTCAATAGCGGCGTTGCTGGTGTCAAAGTTGGTGCAGGTGTCAGCCGCAAGCGAGGCGAGAAACAAACGCGATCGGGTGAAAAAGGCGTTGGTATCGGTGCCAGAAATGTCCATTGGTGGTTCCTGGGCACGAAGGAACGGCGAACGAAATCAGGCAGGCAAACGGGCCGAATGCCAGTTATGACAAACGGAGTCACAGACATCCTAAACGGCGCTCGGTCTGAAATGGTCGCTTTGATCCGAGCTGGAATTAAAGCAGGCATCGATAAAGAAGCTGCAAGGCTCGCAAAGAAACAATTATGAAATCGGGACTCGTTTCACTGCTAAGCTCAGAGGCCACGATTACCGCAATCAGTGGAACGCGAGTCTATGTGCAGCGAGCCCCACAGAACGCGGCGTTTCCTCACATCATCATCACTCAAATGGGCAGTGAAGAAAATGGGACGCTTGATGGTGGATCTGGCCAGTTGAGGTTTTTGGATTTTGATATCGACTGCAAAGCCAAATCATCCGTGACGGCAGAGTCACTCGCCAATGCAGTCAGAACATACATCGACGATTACAGCGGAACAGCCGGCAGTTTCACGATCGGGGCTGTTCTGATGAATGATGAATCTGATGACTATGAGCCACCGCAAGACGGCTCAGACGTGGGTGTTTTTGTGATCACTTTGGATGTCACTATCCATTACAACACTTAATTGAGGATGTCACACAATGGCAAAGCTGAAAGTTAAAGGGACCGTTCTGTCTCAGGGATCTGGAACATCATTTACGCCAGTCGCTCAGATTGTGTCGTTTGGCGTCGATGGAATGGAAACGGAAACCTACGACAGTCGAACGCTCGATGGGACGGCTGGCGTCGAATACGACCCGACTGGCTACGTTGAAGGCGGCTCAACCACGTTTGATCTGCTGTGGGATCCAGCCTTGGCCGGACATCAGGCTATTGGCGACCTCGTGACAGCAGCCTGCCTGAACACAGATGGCAGCGCCAACAAGACAAACTGGAAAATTATCTTCGCAAACACGTCTTCCACAGAGATGACAATGACGTGTGCAGGCGTCGGAATGTCCATCACGGGCGATGCGTCCAGCGGTCTAGCCGCTTCGCTAACACTGAAGCACTCTGGGTGCCCTGCGATTCCAAGCTGATGAGGTGACGCCATGAAGTGCAAAACGATTCGGGATATCGCAGCAGATGTAAATTGCCATCCGCCTTATGTGTCGCTGAATGCACTGGGGCGAAAAGTCATCAAAGCGGGAACGACGATCTGCAAAGAAGAGTTCCCGCTGGCTGACTGCGTGGCGTTGATTCATAACGGCCTGGCCGTTCCGGAAGATGACGAGTGCCGGGCGGCCTGTAATCGCACAGAGTTCCAGATTTTGGCTGCGAAAGCGGCGATGGATAAGCTACTGGCCGGGAAAAGTCTTTCCGGCTTGGGTGAAGACGAGGAAGACAACGAGGAGGAAGATTAGTGTCTCGGGTAATCGCAACTGCAGATGAGTTTTTGAGTTCGCCTGTTTTGGACCGGCAAAAGGTGGACGTTCCGGTTCCTGAATTGGGATCCGGAAAGGTGATCCCAATTTGGGGCATGACGGTCGAAGAGAGAAGCGCATTCGAAGACCGCCGCTCGCAGCTTCCAAAGAATCAGCGCAAGAAGGAAGCACGTCAGATTCGCGAACGAATTCTCGTGGAATGCTGCCGGAACGATGATGGCGTTCAGTTGTTCACGATTGATCAAGTGGAACAACTCGGCAAGCGGCGCAGCGATGTGATTGAGCGACTGGTAAACGTCGCATTGAACCTGTCTGGATTTACAGAACAGGACGTTGACAGCATCGCAAAAAACTTAGAGGCAGCCAGCGAAGGTTAACGGCACTTCGCCTGGCTGAGTCCCGTGGTATTGAAGTCGATGAAATGCTGTCACGGATGACACATGCTCAGTTCGAGGAATGGCACGCAAAGGATCTGATTGAGCCAATCGGCAATCACGGGACGAATGAGATCCTTGCAAGGTTATGCGTTCTGATTGCTACGTATCTGGGGCAAAAGGACGTGAAGAAAGCGGCGTTCGCGCCGTGGATGGTTGAGCCGAAGAGAAACAAAACAGTGGCTGACGATGTAGCAATTGCAGCACTTCAAATTGCAGGAGCGAGGCTAACTTAATGGCAGTCATCGGCGATCTTGTAACACGTCTCGGAGTAGACGGGCGAAAGTTCCAAAGCGGCTTGGATAAAGCACGCGGCGATGCTCGCTCGTTTGCATCGGACATTACAAAGATCGTTTCTGGAATTGCGATCTATGACATTGGCAAATCTGCCGTGATGAGCGTGTTTGGGCTCGGCAAGTCTACAGTAGAACTTGCAGCCACAGCAGAGACGGCAGCCGTTCAATTCAAGGTGTTGACAGGCAGCGCTGAAGAAGCCGCGAGTGTGATGAAGCAGATCAACAAGTTCGCCGCAGACACGCCTTTTGAATCAATGGAGATTACTCAGGCCGCAAAGCAACTGATTGCATTTGGTGGCTCATCGAAAACGGTGATTTCCGAACTGCAAACACTCGGCGACTTGGCGGCGGGCATGGGTATTCCTCTGGGCGAACTGGCTGAACTCTACGGCAAGTCTCGAATTCAGGGCCGGCTGTTTATGGACGATATCAATCAACTTCAAGGACGAGGCATCAATGTCACTGCTGAACTGGCCAAGGAATTTGGCAACGTGCGGGAAGCTGTCGAAAAAGGCCAGGTGAATTTTAGTCACCTTGAAAAAGCACTGAAGGCAATGACAACTGAGGGCGGCGCGTTTGCTGGCATGATGGTCGATATGTCCGCCACGTTCGACGGTAAACTGTCGACAATGATTGACAACGTGAAGACGCTCGGCCGTGGCATCGGCGAAATGTTGCTGCCGCCACTGAAAAACGTTCTGAGTGATGTGAATAATATTCTCGGCAAGTTTAATGAGATGCCAAATAGGGTCGAGTTTATCGGCGACGTGATTGAATCGTCATTTGATGTTGCGTTTCTGCACATCGCAGAAAAATGGGACGAGATGTTGATTGATATGGCAGGATCTGCAAGGGATCTGCTGATATCTGGTGCCGGCGAAATGCTGATGCCGGCATGGATGGGTGATCTTGGCGGGGCAATGGAAGTCGGAAAGAGAAATGAAAATCGACCCCAAGATCTAGAGGCCGCAAATAAACGGCTCGAAGAATTGTTAGGCAAACTGCAAGGCCCAGCGGCTGCGGCGGCACCTGCTGCGCAGGCAAAGCCACGTTTTGAAGGCAACACGCCGGCCATCAATAATCTAAATGCCGTCTATGCTGAGTGGGATCGACTTGGCGCAGAAGCCAACAAAGCCCGAGATGCTTTTTTGGCCGCAGCCCCAGGGCCTGATCAGATTGCAGCGATGAAAGTTTCCGAGGATGCTCAAGCTGCATTGTCGAAGATGGCACAGGTAACAGTGAAGGAAGCACACGCTGAGGTCAGAAAAGAAACCGGCGGCAGGAAACTAACCGAAGGCGTCTCATCCCTCTGGAAAGCCCTTGAGTCTCCAATTGCAGAAGCACAGATGGCCGCTCAAGGCATGTGGGACCGTGGCAAGATCAAAGCCGATGCAGCGATGGGAACGCTGTCCAACATATTCACTGGCGATCCCGCGAAGAAGGAAAAGCCAATCGAGCCACGACTAGCCGGGGCAATGCAGGCAGGTTCTCAGGATGCGTATTCGACGATCGTGCAGGCCATGATTCGGCAAGCAGATCCAGTCGTGAAGGCGGTGCGAGAGCAAACGAAAGAGCAGAAGAAATCGTGGAATTTAATCACGCAGACAATAAAAGAAGCGAGGCCGAGATATTTGGCTGAATTTGGCGGGATGTAAACCATGAAAGCAAAACTGATCAAGGTCTGGGAAGAAGACGCCACCAACTGGACGCCAGAACGCAGGGAAGCGATTCGTTTCGCAAAGAAAGCGGAAGACGAGGACACTCTGTTTTGTGTGCATCCCATCGGCACTGTCTTCGAAGGACAAAAAGCGAGTGTGCTTGTATCGGTCGGATTCGCGGAATGGATAATTGAGGCCATCACAGAATGACAGTAACCTATATCGGCGAAAATCACGCATCAGCAACGAACGATCGCGGTTCGCGTTCCTACACTCGCACGTTTAAATTGTCGACCAGTTCAAAGTCTGAGTCGGCCTATGACGTTGGCTCGCACGTATCACTGCCAGTCATCGGACAGCCACATCCTGACGACCCATTTGCGTTTTGCACAACACTAACTCCGGACCCTACGGACCCGTGGCGAGGCTGGACTGTCACCGCACAATACAGCGACGCGCGGACGATGTCAGATGAAGCAACTTCTGACGGAGCTGTGATCACATGGGGCTCAGAGCAGTTCCAGCGGCCAGCCGTATTTGATCGCAACGGCAATTTCATCGTGAACTCTGCCGGCGATCCCTTTGATCCACCGAACATGATGGACGACAGCCGGCGAGTTGTCACCGTACAAAAGAATCTGGCAGTCGTTCCAACGTGGATTCTGGATTATCAGGACGCAGTCAATAGCGACTCATTCACCATCGATGGCGTTACGGTTGCGGCCGGGCTGGCGAAGATGCAGACCGTTACCGTTGGGGAAGTCCAACGAAGAAACGGCAACACCTTTCGCTCGGTGAATTTTACGATTCATTTGCAGCGCGAAGGATGGTTGCTGAGGCCGCTTGATGCCGGTTTCAGAGAGATTGCTTACGGCGGACTTGTTAACATTAAAAACCCTGGCGACGACGAACTGCCGGGCGCTCCGGTTCCATTAAATGGCAGCGGTGTATCTCTCGCATCACCATCATTTTCGACATGCGTCTTCCTGTCGTTCGAAGTCTACGCGACTCGTGCCTTTTCCTCCCTTCCGCTGAGCTAAACCACATGGCAGACGAGATCAAAATAACGCAGTCCGTCAGACTTGTGAAGAGTGCACTGAAGCACGAATTCACTCCGCCACAGTTATCGTTGACTATGACCGGCTCGCTTGTCTACGACCTGACGACGAGCGTAGGCACGTCGGAGGAAACGGTAGGCCCGACGTTTGGCGACATCGGCACGGAGGGATTGTGCATCGTCTATAATCTTGACCCCACGAATTACGTTCAGGTCGGATTTGCGACGACCGTCTACGGAATGCGATTGCGTGGGGCGAATGCTCCTGCAATCTTCTTCCTTGAGCCGAATGCGACACTCTATCTCAAGGCAAACACAGCAGCCTGCAACGTGCGTGTCATCGTCTACGAGTACTAAACCACATGGCCGAAGACCAACCAATTGCATTCGGCCCGAAAGCCGTCGAACAAATCGCGCAGACGGTGCGCGAAGTCGCTAGGCGAATGCAAAATGAAACTCCGCATCGTGGTCGATGGCAGCAACGACCAAGCGGAGGTGGCGGCGAAACGATCTGGTTCACCATCACCGATGTTCTCTGCCCCGACACTGACTACGTCACAGAAACTACGCTGGTTGCAGCAGCAACATGGTACAGCCAAAGCTGCACAGGCACGCCTCCCGGCGCGGAGTACGGTGGCGAGTATCACGTGTACGACCTGTGCAACTACCTTTACGGATTGACGCCAACGGATTTGGTCGGAACAACAGGACGTGCGACATACATGTACCCGCTGACCGGCACATGCACACCGAAATGGGTGATTGACGACCTTTGTGCCCAGCCGGAGTGCTAACGAATGCCCCCACGATACCTCCGCAAAGGATCAACACGACTCAAGCCGTGCTCTGAGTTCACTGTCGAAGCATGCGACCTTGCTCCTGCTGATCAATGTTGTGGGTCGCTGCCCTGTGCGCTATGTCTCGAACTGGAAGTCTACGGCGAAGCCACCACGTACGGTACAGCGACGTTCGGCGGATCGTCATGGACTGGCACGGTTGGCGGGCTGTCGTTTGTTTCGTATTGGGAGCGTGACACATACGGTGAGTGTGAATACGTCGTCACCTTGGACGGCGAAGAAGTATACCGAGCGACCTGCTACGAGGGAGCAAGCTGTCGAGATCCAGGCGGGTCGGTCGGTGTGCTGATTGGTTACGACGAAGGCACGCTCACATGGGTGAAGCACGAACCACGACCGCTGGCAGTGGTGGTCGATCCTGACACGGGGTGCAATGATTTCTTCTGCGGGACTTGTCGGTGCAGTTGCAGAACATTGTGCGTTGATGTTTTCGAAGTCCTGTCAGTGTACGACACGGACTTTGCTGTAGACACATATTCCGGAACACTTACAGACACAGCTTACAGTGACTGTGACCCACCAGTTTGGGAGGGCACAATTGGTAACTTTACAATCAGGTTGGCACTGGGGCGAGACAGTTATGGTAACTGTATCGTCACTGGGACAGTAAACGGGGAAGAATCTACCGTCAGCGTCACTGGCTGCGAAGACCTGTCCGGCACTGTTGAAATGTATGATGGTTCGTATTTCAACTTTCGGTGCAATGACTGCAACAACTGCGCAACGGTCATCGGTGATTGTATTTGCGGTCGACCGCTGGGGCAGACATTAACGCTGTTGTGGTCATCCGGAAACGGAACGCATGGAGATGCACCGCGAGAGTTCCCGCTCAGTTACGGTCTGACGAGTGCCGAAGGCATTGTGTGCGCCCCGTACCCAACTGGAGGACCATTTCCAGCCTACACGGGAAGTGCCTCCGGCACGTTTCCTATACCGATGGGCGGAACACGCGGCGACACGCTTTACGTAATGATGGTGTGTTGTATCGGATGTCCGCTGTGCGTTTACTATCGCTACGCAACCGCCATAGCTGTCGGGGATTTGACGTGGTATCTGACTTACATCAACGTTATCGGGATGGATTGTAATTGCCCCGCAATTCTTCCCGTGGATTCATTTTCTGCCCCACTTGATTATCAAATCGAGGACATCACAATCTTTGAAGAGGCGAGCAACTGCTAATGAGCGACTGCCAGTGTGAAATCTCAGGCTTTTGTACTCTGCGAAACGTCGCACTGAAGCCCACATTGCAGACGCTTTGTAAGCGAGACAAGCCGCGTATTGACGCGATGCTGGCGGGTGAAGCGTACGTGTCGCCGCAGGCCAAGGCAGCAACAAGCCCGCAACGCCGATCCTGCAGCACCTCAAAGCGTGGCAAATGCACCGACTGCTCAAACGCTGGCACGCTTATGATGGCAGCGATTCAAGCGGACACCGGACAACCCGTGTCATGCGGAAGCTGCAAAACTTATTTGCTGTCACTCGACCGCATGTCCTCGCACGATCATGCAGCGATCGTTCAGAAACTTTACGCTGAAATCTCATGGCCGCAGTCATGGCGTGCAAAGCACGGTGACAAAGACGGACAGCGAGCACGAATCAGTGAGATTGTTTCGGGCGTGTTGGCAACGGCGACGACGACTTGCAAGGTGGTAAGGCCGAGCAGGTCGCACAGGCCAGTTGCCCGTGCAAGAACCAGTAACCGTGGAGCATTCCGACAAGGCTCAGGGCCAGTGCGTTTTGTGCGGTCATCACAGTTCCAATTCGACATCCTCAATCTGATTGCGAAGATTCCTCCAGACATCACAGCCATTGCAGGCGTGGCAAGATCGGGGTTAAGTGCTGCGACGATGCTTTCGATGTACTTGCACCTGCCGATGATTACGATTCGGCAGACCATGAACGATGTAATTCAGACTGGCAACGGATGGCGGCTCGGGGGTTCAAAGCATGTTAATCCGAGAACGGAAAAGATCCTTGTTGTCGACGACACAGTGATGACTGGCAACAGCCTGAAAGCTATCGCACCGCTGATTGATCGTGAGTTTGGAAACGCGATATACGCAGCCATCTACGTTAATCCAGCAGCGACACGAAAGCCTGACATCTGGTCAGTCGATCTACCGTGGCCACATATCCTTGAATGGAATGTTTTCAACTCGATTCTATCCCCTTCTACAGCAATGGACTTCGACGGCATTCTTTGCCATGACTGTCCACCGGGAAGCGATGACGACGGGCCGAAGTATCTGGATTTCATCCGCAATGCTCCTCCGCTTTACATGCCGCGCCGGTGCCCTGTCCCGTTGATCGTGACGGCACGAATCGAGAAGTACCGAGCGGAAACAGAAGCATGGCTACGACGGCACGGGATCGCATGGCACAGGCTGGTTATGCACCCAGCGGCAACATTGAGGGAAAGGCAGAGAGACAACATCGCAGCCTACAAAGCTCACCATTATGCGACATGGGCACAGCACTTCGTTGCACGACCGGGACCACATATCTTTTTTGAATCTGAAGACAGGCAGGCCCGTGAAATCGCACAAGTGTCGAAGCTGCTCACGATCTGCCCGCACTCTGCAGGATGTTACTAACGTGAACCGAGACGAAACAATAACGCAGTGCTATCAGGTGCCCGGTCAAATGTGGCCCGTTGAGATGGGTTGGCTTTACGACACGTTTAGTCAAAGCAAATCACACGCGGAGATCGGCACATATTGCGGACGATCTCTGCTGGCAAGTTGTGCGGGAATGCAGCCGGGGGCGAGTGTGGTTTCAGTCGATGATGAGAGCATCTGGCAAAACAAGGAGTGGACGAAGACAGTTCAGCAAGCAACTTTTGATCTGCTTCCTGATCACATATCGGTCAAGACATTTGCGATGCAATCGATCGACGCAGCTCGTGAATGTCATCGCACCGGACTGCGATTCGATTCCGTGTTCATTGACGCGGATCACAACTACGCAGAATGTAAAGCAGATATCGAAGCATGGAGGCCATTGCTAAAACCGGGCGGTCTGATCTGCGGTCATGATTACTGGACACAGGATGTTGGTGTCATGGACGCGGTCAATGAAGTCTTCGAGGGGCGGCACGAGGTTGTGCCGGGAACGCGTATTTGGTTTCACAGAGCACCGTCATAGTTGCAGCGACGCCCCAATAAAATGAGCGTGGCAAAACGAAGCCTGGGAAGGGCCAGTCTCGATCGGGACTGGCTCGCTTCGTTTCTACCAGCCGCAAGCCGTTCGGCAGTCATGCTGATGAGTCCTTGTGCAGACGGGTCGAGACGGCGGAAGTGACAGAGCAGGCTTTCCTCTGTCGAAGCGGATTCAGTGGCTCCGAAAATAATTCTCAAGAACATCTGTTGACATCGCCGATAAGATTTGTAATCTTTCCGACCAGCCGTGCAAGAGGCTGACCGAATTCAAACAGTGGTCCGCGAAAGCTGATCAATGTAAAACCGCCCGAGACGCTTGCACGTTTCGGAGCGGTTTTTTTTATGGAGTAATCCAAAATGGCCGAAGAATCAAATACTGAAACAGCATTTCCCGCCATGACTCCCGGAGGCTACTGCACGCCGGGGATGACGCTAAGAGACTGGTTTGCAGGTCAGGCGCTGGCGGCACTTATAGCGAGTGAAGTAAACGAGAGTGCGCACGGCGATTCGGAAGACGCATACATGTACGCCGACGCAATGCTCCTCGCCCGCGAACCAAAGCCAGACACCACAACAGCCCAGCACATCGCCCTCGGGATCGGGGGTGGCAAGTGAGAATCGACTTCGATACACGTTCAGCGGAAGACTACGCGCGTTTTCTGGCTGTACGCAAATGCCCGATCTATCAATTCAAGGGATCGGCCGCAATTGTCCCGGACGAATACGCCTTTCTTATTGGCGTCAAGTCAAAGCGAAAGGCTGGCAAGAAATACACGCCGGCTGTTAAGCTGTTTGACTACCAAGCGGACATCGTTCGCATCGCCGTCGAACGTCGCAAGTATGCGATATTTGCAGACTGCGGACTCGGCAAAACTCTGATGCTCCTGGAGTACGCTCGCCACTGTGCTGAGCAGACGAGGGGAAAAGTGCTGATTGTTTCCCCATTGATGGTCTGCCGTCAGACAGTAGAAGAAGCTTTGCGATGGTACGGCGAAGCATTCCCGATCGGTCGAGTGAAAGCCGCTGATTTGCAGGAATGGCTGAATACCAGCAATGGGCCGCAAATCGGAATCACCAACTACGAAGCAATCCGCGAAGATCTTGCGCCGGGAAAACTGACTGGCCTGATTCTTGACGAGTCGTCAATGCTCAAGAGTCATTACGGTGCATGGGGGACGCGGCTGATTGATTTGGGCCGTGGGCTCGATTGGAAACTGTGCTGCACTGGAACGCCAGCTCCGAACGATCGGATTGAATTCGCGAATCATGCGGTGCTGTTGGACCGTGCGAAAACCGTCAATGAGTTTTTAGCCACCTACTTCATTAATCGTGGCGAGACTCAAAACCGATGGGAACTCAAGCCGCACGCATTAAAGCCGTTCTATCGGTCGCTGGCTGATTGGTCGATCTTCCTGACGAATCCAGCCACCTACGGATGGAAAGATAACGTCGGAGTCACTCCGCCGATCAATATCCACATCGACCACATCGACCTGACTGACGAACAACGCAAAGCCGCTCAGGCTGTCACGGGATCACTGATCACAAACAACATCGGCGGCATTGGCGATCGCGGCAAGCTGTCTCAGATCGCAAAAGGCAAGGGCGGAATAGCGTCGCTGAAGCCTGCATTCATTCGGGCACAGGTCGAGAGTTGGCCGGATGAAAGCACAATCATCTGGTGCCATTACAACGACGAACAAGAGCGGATGGAAAAGCTGTTTCCTGAGGCTGTGAGTGTTTCCGGTGACACGAAAGAAGCAGACCGGGAAGCGGCTGTGGATGCGTTTAAAGCCGGGCGGGCAAAGATCCTGATCACTAAGCCTAAACTGTTAGGTTTTGGTTTGAATCTACAGGTCTGCACGCGGCAGATCTTCAGCGGCATAAAGGACTCATACGAGGAGTTCTATCAGGCCGTCAAGCGATCGAATCGTATCGGTTCCACAAAGCCTCTCAATGTCCACATTCCAGTGACGGAACTGGAAGTCCCATTTGTCGACAACGTGCTCCGAAAAGCCGGTCGAGTTCAACAGGACACTGAAGAGCAGGAAGCACTTTTTAAGGATATCGGCCATGCATGTTTTCGATGATTCAGAACAATATCACGTCCATCACGGCGACTGCATTCCGCACATGCTTGAAGACATGCCGGAAGACTCTGTGGACTTTGCAGTCTTCAGCCCGCCATTCCCGTCGCTATATGCTTACAGTGACGCAGAAGGCGACATTGGAAACGTCGACGCGATGGGCATGGAAGCGGCGGTGCATTTATCGTTCATGTTCAACGGGCTTCTGCGAGTTTTGAAACCGGGACGGGCGGCAATCGTTCACGTTTGCCAGATCCCACGAATGAAGCGATCGGGCGGAGTTGGGCTCTGTGACTTTCGAGGAACCAACATTCGGCTCGGTGAACGTGCGGGCCTTGTGTATGAATACGATTGGAGCGTTCGAAAGAATCCACAGTCACAAGCGATCAGAACACGAGCACGAGAACTACAGTTTTCCGGATTGGAAAGCGACCGATCGAAGCAACGCGGAACGCTGCAAGATTACCTGATCAAATTCCGCAAGCCTGGAGAAAACGCAGTCCCAATCGACGCCAAGGGGCAGGTCAGTCGAAACGATTGGATTGCATGGGCTGAGGGCTGCTGGGATGACGTACATGAAACTGACACGCTGAACACAGCAGCGGCAAAATCAGACGACGACACGCGGCACATTTGCCCTCTCCAGCTTGAGGTGATTCGTCGATGTGTGCTGCTGTACTCAAACCCCGGTGAGATTGTTTTCAGCCCGTTTGCTGGTATCGGGTCGGAAGGATTCATGTCGCTCGGTGGAACATCACCAAAGACAAAAAAGACGATCTACGACACGCGGCGTTTTTATGGCTGCGAACTTAAAACGGAATACCACCAGCAGGCTCTGAAGAATCTGTTGTTGGCAAGCCGGCAACATTCCGCTGTCCATCAGACAAGCTTGTTCGCGGAACTTGAGGAGGTCGCCCCATGATTCAAAAAACCCTCAGCTTCGACACCCCCGCAAAACTCTCCCGCAAATCCGACCCGATCACCAGCCAGAAGTCAGCAGCGGAGACAGAGAGAAGTCTGGGACTGCTGCAGGAACGCTGCATGATTGTCCTGAGAATCAGCCGCGTTGCACTGACAGCCAACGAGATCGCAGACCGGGCGGCTAGGACTTACGGCAAGCAAGCGGAATCGTATCGGAAGCGATTACATGAGCTGGTTGAAAAAGGCCATGCCATTGAATCAGGTGAGCGAGCGTGTGATGTGACAGGCAAGACGGCAACAACTTACACAGCAAGGCAGGTCAACAATGGTTGAACTCATCCAAATCCTAGCAGTTGTCTTCTCTGGTCTGTTCGCTGCCGAGGCAATCATTGCCAGCAACGGCACTAAGGCCGAACGAAAGCAAAAGCGAGATGGGGCACGCTGGGCCGCCGAGCGTTGCCAACGACATCCAAAATATTAACCGGCCAGTCCAAGGGGACGCCGGATTTTTACACTCCCGAAGACGGGTTCACCCGCGTGGAGTGTGCCGCTCCGTGGTTAGCAGCATCAGGCTGTCGGCAATCTCGTGAGGTGAGATTGGTTGGGTTCGATTCCTAGCGCAGCGGTTTACGCCTGGTCGAATGTGGAACGAATCCGCACGGTTGGCCTCCGCAATCCAATGAAGGACGGCCAGGCGTTTTTACATTTTCAAAGGAGTGAGGCAGTGCTTGTATTGAGTCGCAAAGTTGAAGAACGGATTCGCATCGGTGACGAGATCACAATCGTGGTCACTCGCATCAGCAAGGACAAAGTCAGACTTGGCATTGATGCTCCACGAGGTATGCAAGTGCATCGCGAAGAAGTCTACGAGGCACTCAAAGCCGCCGAAGCCACAACCGATTCCGACTGCGATTAAGGAGAACACACATGCCAGCAGTACGAAGGAAACCGCAAATGCTAGTCGGGCAAGTCTGGGAAGGCCGATCGAAAATCGGTGGCCCATTTACTCGACGACGAATCACGGCAATAACGGACGACCGTGTTGAATGGGAGATTGTTGGAGCGTGCTTCAAAGGTCCGCAGGCTGGATCGATCAGCCTCGCCAGTTGGAAGACATGGGCGCAATTGCAACACATGCCACGGAGGAATGAGACGTGAGAATTACAGTACAGGCGGCAATCGATCTAATCACCGATCGCGGGCCATTAACGGCGATGGAATTGGCTGATCACTTCGGTGCGACGATTAAGAGAATGCACCACAGCCTCGGTGAGTGGCGAGGCCGCAAGCTAATCAAACGAGATCTGAACGACCCTCCAAGATACTCATTCAAGCCGCTGAGCCAAATCGGCCGGGATGAGATCGGCAGGCTGTCTCTGCCAAAAACATACGACCCAACGCCTGAGGAGATCAGGGCCGCTTGTTTGGAGATTCAGAAAGAGTGGTCGCCGCAAGAGGAGTATAGCCGGCGGATGTATAAGGATGAGCCGGTTGATCTACAGCGAACTGGGTGCCATCACGATAGTCACGGTGGCATGGATTTTAGCTAAGGGGATGTGATGAAAGAACTGGTTTACATCGGAATCGATCCAGGGCAGTCAGGATCAATCGCAGTCGTCTTTCCGTCTGGGAATGCGACGTGGATAAAACTGGACAGCACAGACCATGACATCGCTGATTGGCTGCGTGACATTCAGGTTAACCATCACAGCATCTGCTGCATCGAGCGAGTCAGCGCAATGCCGAAGCAGGGCGTTTCATCCACGTTTAAATTCGGTCGCTCCTTTGGATTCCTACAGGGGCTACTGGTCGCGTTTCAAATTCCGTTTGAACTGGTGACTCCGCAGAAGTGGCAAGGCTTCATGGGATGCCGAACGGCCGGCGACAAGAACGTCTCGAAGGCGGCGGCGCAGAGGCTTCATCCATCGTTAAAAATAACGCACGCGAATGCTGACGCTCTGTTGATTGCGGAGTATTGCAGGAGGACGGCACCGTGAGCGAGTACAGCAGGCACGTCGGATGGGAAGCAAGTTGCGCGGACCGTGGCGCGTATGGCATGACAGCCGGCGACAGCTTCTGGCAAGGGCTGCGTGACTACAACCAGTCGCGACCATGCCCCAACGGACTACCGATCGACATGCGGCTGCCAGGCGAGTGTGAGCACTGGCGGCGGCGGATCGAAAAGGCGAAGCGATTCATAGGCGAATGGAATTCAGAACAGCGGGTCCGCAGCGTAGCGGATTCAATTACAGACGAAGAGATACTTTTAGATATTGAGGTCATAAGACAATGGCAGCACTTACAAAAACAAGCCCCACAACAGACTGGCTGTCACGCATTGACGCAAGCCGAACTGAGCTGATCGAAGTCGCGAAGTCAGGCAATCGCGTAGCTTCGGCATTCGCGATGGCAGAGGCTCGGATCAACTTGATTGAGTCGCTCGATGATGAGCAGATCAAAGCCCGGTTGCTGCGCATGACTGACCCGCGAATCGGGATGGTGGAACTGGCAAACAGCCCCACGGAAGAGGATCGCATCCGCGTTTGTGCAATCGCAATCCTGAGCGGCTTTTGCCCTGGGGATGATCAGTT